GCAGACGAGCGTGTCGGCGTAGCGCGAGACACTCCACGGCGCGTGGACGCCCCACTGGATCTTGGCGCCCTCGAGGCGCTCGAACGAGAAGTCGGCCTGTCCGGTGTTCTGCCATACCTCGGTGGAGCGGTCGCCGAACAGCCAGAGCTCACCGTGGTCGGCCACCACGGTGCGCAAGTTGTCGGGGTCAGACTCGGCGCTGGCGAAGTCGAGACCGTCCCAGGCGGAGCCATTCTTGAGATCGCTCACAAACCACAAATCGGTGCCCTCGTCGTTGACGATGAAGAAGCCGTCCAGATAGGTGACGTGGCTCGGGTTGTCGGGGAAATCCGGGTCCGTGATGCGTACCAGGTCGCCCTCCTCGATGATCGCCACCACCGTCGGCAGGCCAAAGGTGAGGGTGAGGATGAGCAGCGGCGCGGTGACGGCAGTCTCGGTGCCCACCGAGGGCGCGGCCAGGTGGAGCGGCAGCAACAGGAGCGGAGTCTCGATGGTGGCGATGAGCTCGGTGGCGGGGAATATGTAGCCGTTGCGCCCATCGACGATCATGAGCTGGGTGCCGTTGTCGTCCATCGACACGAAGCCCGAGCTCGTCAGCAGGAAGCCGGCCACGAAGCTCTCGCCGTCCGGGCGGATAACCTCAAGCCTGTCCTGAAACACGGCATAGGCGCGGTCGCCGAACTGGTGGACGCCGCGGGCCGGGAGCTCGCCCCAGTTGCCGAACGCCTTGAGCCCTGGGCGGCCGTAGATGGCTTTCACGTTCTTGGCGTTGGGCTTGCCCGCCGTTTCGATGTAGCAGTTCACCAGGGTCTCGGTGTCGACCGCGAACGATTTGCCCTGCTTGTAGCCGGCGGAGAACGGCAAGAGCATCGACTAGCCCTCGTTGATGTTGTAGCGGCGCCGTCGCCGGTTGGCCTGGAAGTCGAGCAGACTCCGGTCGAACTTGGCGTCGGGCACCACCATGTACTCGGCGATCAGCTGGCGTTTCGCCCGGTCGGCCTGGGCGATGGTCACGTTGTCGATCACCTTCTCAAACTCTGACGCGAGCTCCATCGCCAGCAAAAGGCGCAACCCCCGGATGTGCGAATCCGGGAGCTCAATCTCGGAGTCGAGTGCCAGGTCGGTGTGCCCGATGTGGATGCCGTCGGTCTCCCAGGAGTGGAGGAGCTCGTTGAGCGTGACGAGTCCGTCCTCTGCCTCCTCGGCCGTCGCCACCTCACCTCGAGCGAGGACGTTGATCCGGCGCATGGAGCGCGTGATCAGGTCTCGCGCATTGATGGGCATGGCTTAGGTGGGCTCGGAGTCGGGCGGTGAGCCGTCCCGGTTTGGGTCTTGCTGTTCGGCCGTGCCGGTTTTCGCCTGGCAGTCGTCAGGTTGCGGCTTGGGCGGCTTACCTGGTGGCTTGGGCGGCTTGCCGGGCGGCTTGCTTGGTGGTGTGTTTCCCATGTCGTCGTCCTCGTGGTCGTCGTCGGTTGAAAGAACCCCCGGCCCGAAGGCCGGGGTAAGTCGGTCAGCGAGAGGAGTTAGACCGTCGTCCAGTAACGCACCGCGAGGTCGGGGTAGATGGCCTTCCACCCGTAGAGGATGTCGAGCCGTATCGCTTCCGTGTCCGTGGTGATGTCGTAGGCCCGGATCACGCGGATGCTGAGACCCTTGTGAGTGGCTCGAGCCTTGAACACCGCACCGAGCGGCATGATGAGCGGCACCGTCACCAGGGCGAACGCATTGCGATGGAACCCCAAGTGCTGGGCGTAGCTCGTTATCGTGGCGCCCAGCACTACGATGGCTGCGTCGTCGGCGGGAGCCGCCGTTACCGTTTGGTAGGGCCCGGACACAATGATGGCCGGGCTGATGGTCAGTGTCGCGGGGCCGGTCGTGGCGCCGGAGTCGGCGTCGGCCAGTACCGTGAACTGCTGGAGATAACCGAGATCCTGCTTCACGCCTTCACCCGGAATCGGGTTGACGGCGTTCACACCGACCAGAGTGATGACATCGCCGGCCTTGAGAATGTCGGTGATGCTGTTCGTCCACGCCTGAGTGACGAGCGACTGGCTGTTGGTCGTTTTGCTCGCCGCATAGGTAACATCCTGCGCGGCACCGTCAACAGTCGGGCTACCCGTTGCCACACCGACAGTGTGGGTCGCCACGTTCTGATCCATGTAAATGTCGATGTCGTCGACAATGTTGACCCTACCGCGCGTCCATGCCTCGGCCACGAGCCGCTCCTGCAACAGAGCCGCCTGGCCGCCGGCCATCGAGTGCGTGGTGTTGGACTTGCCGATGAACCGACGCCGGTCCCGGTTGTTGCTGCCCGATGGCGGGATCGCCATCTCGTCCATCCTGATACCCAGCAGAGCGAACTCCGCAAAGGTGTCGGGCTTGACGAACGAGCCGTTGCTGACCGAGCTCCACACCTGGTCGTAGAGGGCGAGACCCTCCTTGTCGACCGTCTGCGCGAGCGTGATCATCGCCGGAGTAATGTAGCGTTCGCTGTACTCCTCGATGGTCATGGTCAGGTCGATGCTCGAGAACTCCCAGCCGACGTGCTTCTGGCTGGACACGGTGATCGACGTGTTGGCTTCTTCAACGTCCTGCTTGACCAGGGTGGCCCCGTCGGACGTGACGAACTTGACGGGCTTTCGGATGTTGACCGATTGCCCTACTTTGACGAACTCCTCGCGGTATTCACGATGGACTTGGTTCGCCATCTGGAGGTTGTTCTCCAACTGAAACAACGCCTCCTGGGCGATGATCGTCGGAGTGATTAGCGCATTTGCCATGAGAAAGTGCTCCGTGGTTCATGGAACTACCCTCTCGCCGCCATCTGCTTGCGCCGAATGGCCCGGTACTCCTCGGGGTTGGCGCTGTCGAGATCGACTTGCCTCCCTTGAGCTCCGCCGCCTTCGGTTCCGCCAATGGGTGGAGGGGCGTTCGAGACTGTCGGTGCCACGTTCGCCGCCTCACTCGCGGGGGGTTGGCTGCCATTCCCTGTCGCCTTGCTCGCTGCGATGGCCTTGACGGCAATCTTGGCGAGCTCACGAGCTACGGCAGTCTCTCCCTTCACGGTTGCGATGCGCTTCGCTTCGTCCGGGTGTTTGCCGAGATAATACAGGGCCTCGGCGCCCTCCTCGTCCATGTCAATCAACTGGTCGACCATCGTCTGGTTGACCGCGAGGGCCTTGTCGTAAGCGATAGCGTCGAAGTCTGAGTATTTATCGCTCACCTCTCCCCAGCTGGCCGGGATCGGCGGGTCGGTGCCGGCGCCGCCCTGGGCGGGCGACTGCTCGGCGACCTTCTTCTCCGCCAGAAACACGGCCTTGGCCTCGGCATACTCATCCCACGACGCAAAATCGTCCGAGATTGGTTCCTTGGCCGGCTCCGCTGGGGGTGCCGCCTGGGCGTTGCGTTCCAGTTCAGTGATGCGATCACGGGCTTCGGCGAGATCCTTCTGTAGCCGTGCCGTTTTTCTCGCGCGCCGGCTCTTGGGACGCTTGTCCCCGTCGCCGGCTTCACCGCCTTCATCCGCAGCACCAGCCGCCGCCTCGCTCGAGCTCCCATCATCGGCCGATGGTGGTGTCGATTCATCGTCGTCGGCATCCCCTTCCCCGTCGTCGTCGTCACCGTTGCTCTCGTCGGGTGCGCGCTTGGATTCCTGTGGTGTCGCTTCGGCAGCCACCAGGGACGGTTCCTCCGTCACTACATGGCTGCGCGTATCGTGTCCACGGGTCTCGGCCGCTCGCGCCACGAGCTCGTCGTCCTCGGCCTCACTTGCCGAGATCGCGTCACGAGTTCGTGGCTCCGGTGGCTTCGGATCAGTACCGGGCGCTGGGGTTGGGTCAGTTGTCACGTTTTACTCCCTCGGTCGGATTTTAGTCGAGCCGCGACGATTGTCCACGGCTTACGCGATCACGCGCCCGCGCCGGTCGGCACCTGGTCGAGCGGAACGCCTCCTTCTTGCTGGCCTTCGGCCGTCTGCGTGGCAATCATTTCGGCGACCGTCACGTTGATGAGCTCCACCAGGGCCTCGCGGTCGAGGCCGGCCTCCTTCATCAGCTGCATGAGCTTGATCTTCTCCTGGGCCTCCTTCGCTTCCGCCGTGACGACCTTGGCCTCGGCCTCGGCGAGCTCGGCTTCCGCGAGCACCGCGTTGGTCTTTTGCTCGGCGCTCGGTGGCCGCTCCTCACCCTCATCGCCACGCTCACCCTCGAGGAGCTCCTCGGGGATGGTACGGCGCAGGCGGTCGGCCATCATCTTGGCGCCTGGGAAGTCGAGGTTCCCGGCAACGAGATCGCGCACCAGGGGCGCGGCCTCGGGGTCGCGCTCGAGGTAGGCGAGCACGCCGGCAACGGCGGCCTGGCGCTGGCTGGCGAAGCTGGGCCCGACCTTGACGTTGATGCCGAACCGCCCGCCACGCAGATCGTTGATGAGGGTCTCCTCGCCGGTTTCCTCGTCAATCACCGGGGCGAATAGCTCGAGGAAGTCCTCGCTCTCGTCCTCGTGGAGCAGGCGCACGATGCGCTGGGTGTCGTACACCCTGGGGATCATGTCGACCATGATGCGCGCGGTGTGGCGAATGCCACGGGCCAGGTTGTCGGTGTAGGTGAAGATATTCGTGTTGGTGGTCTGTCGCAGCTGGGCGATGGCGACTCCCGACTGCTTGGAGGTGTCCGGGTCGCCGATGGAGGCGCCGAACTGCGCGACGGTCGCTCTGATGTCGGCGTCGGCAGCGATGGTCTCCTGGACGAATGCCGGCGAGAGCTCCGGGGGTCTGTCGCGCTGGGGCGCGTTGAGGCCGGGAATGGCGTTGTAGAGCAGAACGGACTTGTTGCCCTGGTTCGCCTCACCCCACTCGTTCAGGTGATCTTCGACTTGTTCGGCGGCGGCGATATAGGGCGCCTTCGGCTGGAGGGCGGCGAGCTCGGTGGTGGCCGTTCGCCAGTAGTTGTAGGCGCGCTGGGCGTCCTTCGCGTGGCGCACAATGCCGCGTGTCTTGATGCGGCCGGAGACCGCGAGCTCCTTGCCCGTGACCATCACCACCGGCACCCAGCGGCACGGGAACTCGACCGGCCCCTCGAGGATGCGGGTGCCGCCGACGCGATACCACTCGACCTTGTGCGACCGGACCTCGCGGGTCTGCACGATCTGGATGCCGGCGGCCAGGAGCTCGTCGATCACATCCTCGTGATCGCCCCGGTCAATGACGGCGCCGTTGGACAGCTGCACGAGCTCGCGTTTCTTGGGGATGCGCCTGAAATACTCGGCGACCGCCACATGGTCGTCGGTCTGCCGGAACCACTGACGCCAGGGCGCCAGGAACTCGGTGTTGAGATCGCCGGCTGGAAACTTGCCGGGGTAGCGATTATCGAACTCCTTGCGCTCCATCCAATCCATGATGAAGCACCAGTTCATGTCGGAACGGTCAGCCTTGCGGGCCGTGGGGTCGGGCACCACGAGCGTCGGATCGAGGAGTCGCTCGACGCCGATGGACTGCTCGAATACGTCATCGTCAACGTACTCGGTGCGCACCACCCAATAGCCGAGCCC